TTGTATATGATGTATTTGATTGAGCTGTAAGAATACCTGTCATTGTACCGCCAGTTTTTGGTAAACGAGAATCAAGCTCTTGCACAACATTTCTACCTCCGATAGTAGTACCTGCTTTAAGTTGTGCCATAAATTCACCTCCTAAATTTCTATCAATTCGTTACAGATTATTTGTCCTTGTGTTGTTATTCTTACCTTGTCGTCAAAATCTAGCTTATATGTTGTCCACTTGTCTGCTAGTAGTGGCAAATTATTCTGATATGCCGCTAATATTTCCTCATCGCTACGAGCTTTGTTGGAGATGCGAAGGTCGTCAATATACGCACTGTAATTGTTCACAACAGATACAGTTGAAGGAAAACTTGTTGCTACACCATTCGGTAAATTATACTCATATTTAACTCCATTTATAAACAATGCTTGTTTACCTGTAGTTGCCGACCATCGCAATGCTATGTGGTACCAATTGTTGGCTATTATGGTACCATTAGGAGCTTCAGGACCGGTGTTGGGCGGGCCATAATCGAAACGTGCAAATCCACTACTATTGAAAAACAATAGAAATCGCCCATTACTTAACCCCATACTGAAAAAGTTATTATAATTTATTACTATAAGTGGCTTTAGTCGAAATTCAATTGTCCCTTCCTGCGGATTCAGTACCCCCGCCGTGGGGATGGTCAGCGTTTCGGCAGAACGTGTGCCGTTGATGAAGCTGGTGGCGTAGGGCTTGGCTTCTATTTGAGGGTGCCAAATATAAAGCCCGCTAGACCCGTTTCCCGCATAGGTTATAGTAGTTGCATCTGGCTGAGTCCCAATATATTGTGTTCCGCTTGCACTAGCAGAGGCTTGGTGAGTTATATATATCAAGTAAAACCCATTACCTAATGAACGCACACCATAACTGTAGGGAGAACCAGCAATGTAAACTATACTGCCATTGAGTAAATCAACTACAATGTATAGAGAGGCTCCGAACTGAGTGACTGTCAAGCCGACCCTTATATACCTTCGTTCTCCAGCCTTAGCAATAACACTAAATGTATAATATGCGCCGCTTGTAGTGGTCATGGACGGAGTTCTAATCTCGTGTACCGCATTTGCTGTTGTCTCTATGATTTTACACATCGTTGTGGAGCCATCAGGAGCTATCCCACTATTGGGTTGCTTTGTAACGTTAGATGCAGCCCATGCACTTTGACTAAAGTCTGTGGGATACTGACATAAATTCGTCGTCCCTTCCTCCACCAGAATCGCCTTACCGAACTTGCCTTGTTCAAAACGGGGTGTATTTGCGGGAACTTGCGTTCCATTAGAGAGGTAGGCGACGCTAGAACGAGTAAAGGTTGCGTTAGCAGGCAACTTTAAATCGCTCTCAATAAATTCATAACATTCTAACTCGTCAGATGTCGTTAAGCGTAATTTGTCGGACTCTTTTAAACTAGCTGCTTTTATCTGTGCTTTATCTGTTATTATCATTTTAGCTCACCACCGTAATATCTAAAGAATTAGTCACCGAATTGTAAGCTATTTGGAATTTGCCTCCAAACGTTATTGCTGTTGCTGGTATATTAGAACTAATATGTCTTGTGTTATCATTCTTATGCGATGTTAATTCATTAGCCACTTCTCCAACTTTTTGGTCTGTGTATTGTTTTGCTGAATTCAGCGCGGCATTTGCTTTAGCTTGAGCTCCATCAAGAGTCTCATGCCCACTATGGGGTGCTGATTTTTGCTCGTGTGCGTCAGTATATGCCTTCGCATTTGCTTCGGCAGTATTAGCTTTAGCTTGTGCCCCTTGTGGAGTTTCTGCACCAATGTCCTCAGCTGTCAATACTATATCACCTGTTTGTCCATTTATAGAGGTAACAAACGTTTCAATTCCAGGAATCTGCTCAGTAGGTATTTTCCCATTTTCATTTAAAGTTGCTACTCCATCAGGTTGACCTTTTTCTGCAGCCATTACAAATCCTTCTGTTTGCTGCTGTGAAAACCAAGCATTCCAGTCTTGCTCCGCTTGTCCTGTTGTTGTAGTATACCAGTCCACATATTGATTGAACAACGTTGTAGTATCAACCTGGTCAATTATACCCGTTACCCAACCACAAACATCATTATTCATACGAGTATCAGTGATTTGGGCTTGAGTAATTTTAATTGAACCGGCAGGAATACTAATTGTAGCAAGTTGAAGCTCATAGTAGTCAGCATTACGTGTAACTTCTGGAGCTATGGGATTTATAGCAGGAGTTCCTTTTTTCACAGTCAACCATATATTTCTTTCAGAAAATCCAAGACGAAGAACAACTGAGTCGATTCTATTCAAAACACCATCTGCAGTATCAATTGGCAGATAAAGTATATCAGTATTTTCATACCAATATCCGTTTATCCAAGCTTGCCCTCTTTCAACACCTATTTGCATTTGAGGCGTTGCCATTTCCACAACCTGAAGTTGATTAGAATGCTTAGCAAAAACACCATTCCCAATAAAGCTTGCAAAATATGCAGCGAATTGACTTGCGAGATAAACTCTATCATATTCTCCTCCAATAAGGTTGGCATCAAAAAATCCACATCTCTCCATTTAACACACCTCCTTATGAAATTTGTTGTTTCACTTTCTGCATTATTGTTGGATATGAATACCCAAATGTAAGAATTAATGCATACTCATCATCGAAATCTTCTTCTACTTCAGTAATTCTTGCAGATACCACAACACCAAGTTGTTTATCTCGTACTGTTACCTTATCACCTTTGTTATAATCTATACCAAACTCATATTGAACATCACCAAAAACGCGAATCTGTGCTTCAAACGTTTCGGTCGTTTTATATTCTGCGAGTTTATCATTTCCTCGATTTATAAGAGCCGCATCATACTCTTCAGGCGTAAGAGTGGTTGTAGTGCCATCTTCATTTGTAAACTCAGACTGGATATCTCTTGCATCAACATAAAGCTCTCTTCTATTGAAACCTTTAGTTGTATTATCTCCAGATATTTTTGATTTTCTTGAAACTCCTTCTCCCTCACCCATTACTAGCGCTACAGATTTTTCATCCTGATTATTCGTATAATAAGAACTTGAAAGAATATCTTCAAGGTCTGTGCTAAACTCAACAGGGTCAACTTCATTTTGCTCTATTGTCCTATCGACTCCAGCAACAACTTCAAAAATAAGTTTCTTTTCTTTCGGTCTAAATAATATATTAAAACCAAGATCTTTATTACTTGCGATAGTGGTTAACGTATCATAAACTTCTCCACCAGTCTTTTGAATTGATATTTTACCACCAAGTTGCTTGTCCTCTGCACACTCTAAATAAGGAATCTTTCTACTAACATTCGTGGGATTCACACAATTTTGATTTACAATTTCATACATAATAGTTGATGCATATTTATTTGAAGCATTATATGTACCCCAAATAATACGAGTCGTTAAAAGCATCTCAAGCGTTCTGCCTTTGACATTGAATGTTTTTGTTCCTTTATCATCAACAGTCGACTTTACAATCTCAATGACTGCTGCATTATCACCACCACACCAAAGAACGTGGCCTTTCTTAAAATACTCAGAATTTTCTTCAGTGATTGGCGCCCAAAGTTCAAAACTTGCATAACCATTAAACTTATCTGCCCAGATTAAACTGTTATACTGGTTAATTTCACCAATATTCTCAAATGTATTATTATCTACTTTAAATACAAGTATTTGGATTTGCTTTTCTAATTGCATTCTTGCACCTCCAGATACTTATTATTAAAATAGATGTACACCTCAAGATTTTCAATGTTCTCATCTGCATCATATCTAAACAGATTGTCACCAACTTTAAGTTGAAGCCATTCGCTGTCAAAGTCACGATATTTAAAGTAATTTGATGTTATGTCATTTAGCGTTCCCTGAATCTTCTTTTGACCAATGTTTGTATCAATCATGATTTCCTCACCGGCTTGCATCATTTTGTTTATCTTGAAATATTTTTGCGTATTAACGTCGATTAAGCTTGGTCCGTATAAAGTACCATTAGCTTTGAATACAATTTTCATGCCAACATCAACAGCACCTGAATTATTGATTGCAACAATCAAACTTGGTTGTCTCAGTCCAAAAATCACACCACCAGGAGGCGATGGATTCTTTGAAATAATCAAAGGAAAATGAAACATAGGAATTGTGCCTGCTGCTACAACTTTATTTTCTGTCCGTTCTCTAAACAATGGGTCAGGGCAATATCCTTCAATCTTGAACTTACAAATCACTTCATTATTCTCTGCAATAATTGCTGAATATCTTATAGATGTATTTGGTAAAAATCTAAGCACATAATCTTTGTAAAATAAATCAATAGCTTGTCGGGGATTGAAGAATCTGTTTAGTATTTGTTTACGTTTAGTCATTACAGCTTCAGTGTCTGCAATAACCCAACCTTGAATTGTAATCGACCTTGTTTCCAAACTAGTGCTTGTCACATATACACCAATCTGGTTTACATACTTATAGGAGTGATGGATACTTTCTACAGAGCCCCAATCCACTGAATCAAGTATGTAATCAGACGTAGATACCATATCAAATGTAAGAATTGCTTTGGTTTCTACATTCTGAAGTTTAATTCCTTCGACCACATTCACCACTCCTTTCTTAAAATCCTTCTGCCATATCTTGTTTTACCTTCTTCATCTGTCTAGCTGCTTCAATTTCATCAATAGGTTTAGGACTATAAAAGATGAATGTATCACCATTTCCGCTAGCATTTTTATCTTTCGAATTTGTGCTATCAACATAACCCCTAGAACTGCTAGACTTAGCAAATCCATTATAACCAATGTATCCAAGAGTGCCATTGGAATTTACAACTATCTGACCAGCTTTTACAAGCGTATCAAGTGACTGTATTATGTTATCAATAGATTTTCTAATTCTACTTTCAATTGACTCAAACCAAAGCGCAACCTCATTGTAAATTGACTTGAGCTTATCAACAAATTCAGATACAGTAATATCAGCGCCGACAGAAATATCATCAACGTCAATATTATTGATTCCCTTATTCAAGTCTTTCTGAATTGCTTTCATAGCTGAAGGCATTGCAGCTTCGAAACCTTCAACAACACCAGGCGGTAACCATTTACCAATTTCATCTCGAAATACTTTAGACGGTGAACGAATACCAAGTCCTTTTTTTACACCATCAACAATACCAGAGAAGAAACGCTTAACTTGGTTAGTAAACCAATTTGATGCGTTTTTGATACCATTCCAAACACCTTCAACAATGCTCTTTCCAATCTCAGCCATTTTGCTTGGAATAGTTTTCGCAGCATCAACGATATTGCTAATAAGTGATTCAATTGCCTCCTTACCTTTTTGACCCATCTGAGACACCCAGGTTTTAACATTTTCGATAGCGCTATCCAAGAACTCTTTCACTTTACCTGGCAATTGCTTCAAAAAGCTTATAACATTGTTAATGAAATTAGCACCCGTTTCATGTGCTTTATTAGCCATATTAGTAGCCCACGTTTTCACGTTATTAAAAGCACTCGTAATAAACTGCAATACTTTACCAGGAAGCTGAGTGAAGAAACTAACAACATTGTTGATGAAGTTCGTTCCCATCTCTCGAGCTTTATTTGCCATATTGGTAGACCAAGTCTTAACATTGTTGAATGCGTTGGTAATAAACTGAAGTATCTTTCCAGGAAGTTGTGTAAAGAACGATACCACGTTATCGATGAACTTCTTTCCCATTTCCTTAGCTTTGGCCACCATGTTACCAACCCAAATTACGATGTTAGTCAGCGTATTACCAATAAAATAGCCAACCTTATATGGCAAATTCGTAAAGAACTTAACGACTGCATTCAGAAAATTTTGTCCCATTTCTCTTGCCTTAGCAACCATATTACTTACCCATGTCACGACTGAGTTGTATGCATTCGTAATAAATTTTACAATATTTGTAGGAAGCTGCGCAAAAAAGTCTATAATTGTCGTAATAAAATCGGACACTGCTGTCTCAATGGAATCTATCACATCCGAAAAGAATGTAGTGATTCCATCCCAAATATCTACAAAGAACTGCTTGATATTTGACCAAGTCTCATCCCATGTAGTTCCAAACCAACCACATATTGCATCAAAAATACCGAGGAGCATATTTCCAAGAGACTGCAGAATCCCGATCAATCCATCCCAAATTCCAACAAATATCTCTTTTATGCCATTCCCAAACTGCTCCCAATTTCCTGTGAAAAGACCAATAAATACATCGAGTATTCCTATCAATACATCAAGAACAGTCCCAAGCACACTTGAAATTATTTCAAATGCTGCCTCAAATATAGGCGCTAATACAGAGCAAAAGCCGTCCCAAATTGCTTTTACAACCTCACCAAAATTCTCAAAATCAAAACCAAGAGCATTTAATCTATCGACTATACCTTGAGCAAATGCTTCGAACTTGGATTTTATACCGTCCCAAATTGCTGTTATCTTATTTCTGAATTCTTCATTGTTCTTCCACAAGTTTGCAAATGCAGCAATTAGAGTACCAATCACAGCAACTACAGCTATAACTGGAGCAGAAATTCCACCAATAGCAGCACTAATTGCAGTGAATGCACTCTTAGCTTTTGCAATTACTCCAGGAATTTTACCAAATGTAATAATTATACTGCCAACACTCGATGTCAGCTTACCAAATATCATAAGTACTGGTCCAATTGCTGCTGCAATAGCTGCCCACTTGACAATTTGTTCTTTTTGTTCTGGCGTTAACTCTTGCAATTTCTGCGTCAAGTTCTGAAGCCAAGTAACAAACTGCTTAATGTACGGCATTAAGATTTCACCGAACTGAAGGGCCAGCCCTTCTAATGCAGACTTAAGCAATATCAACTGACCACTAAGATTATCCAACATTGTTTCTGCCATTTGCTGAGCAGCACCATCTGCATTATAGATAGCATTTGTCAATTGCTCATAATCTTTATTAGATGCATTGATAATCGACAGCATACCAGACATAGCTTCCTGCCCAAACAATATAGCAGCTGCTTGAGCTTGTTCAGCTTCTGTCAAGTCGCCCATATTATTACGAAGCATATCCATAACCTGACCAAGACTCTTCATCGAGCCATCGGCATTAGTCATAGACAGGCCATACTTCTCCATCAAAGCAGCTGCATCATCTGTGGGTTTAATCAATCTTGTCAAAGCACTACGAAGAGCTGTACCACCTTGAGAGCCCTTAATACCGGCATTAGCCATAAGACCAAGAGCGATTGCAGTATCTTCTGCAGAATATCCTAAAGCACCAGCAACAGGTGCTGCATACTTAAAAGATTCACCAAGCAAGCTTACATTGGTATTCGCATTCGATGATGCTTTCGCAAGAACATCGGCAAAATGACTAGAATCACTTGCACTCAAACCAAATGCAGTAAGTGCGTCAGTTACAATATCAGAAGTTGTAGCTAAGTCCAAACCATCAGCTGCAGCAAGAGCCATAATACCTTCAATACCTTGTAGCATTTCTTTAGTCTTCCAACCTGCCATAGCCATATATGTAAATGCCTCGGCTGATTCAGTTGCACTGAACTTTGTTTTTGCACCCATTTCCTGAGCTTTTCGATTTAATGCGTCAAGGTCTGAACCTGTAGCACCAGAAATTGCAGATACCTTAGACATTGCAGATTCAAAGTCAGAAGATAATTTCACCACAGCTGTTCCAGCACCAACAATCGGCGTTGTTACGCTTTTGGTAAGAGTTGAACCAACTGAAGTCAAGCTCTTACCTGCACTCTGAAGACTGTTTCCAATTTTTGTTGCGATGTTATTGCTCATTGTATTAGCTTCACTTTGAGCAGTTTTTAAACCATTTAAAAAACCAGAAATGTCAAGGTCAAGATAACCAACGGCAGAGCCAACATTGACGGCCACAACTCTCACCTTCCTTACTTATCCAGTATAATACTTGTATAAATCTTTAAAAGATTTGAATTTGAGCTTGAAAATTGGCTCCTCGCCATCTTCCATTTTCTTTATAATGTACGCACAGGCTTCATCAAAACAATATGCTGTATAAGGGTCAATTATATCTAATAAAGAACTAGGGCGGCAATGATAAATATTTGCCAACCCTATCACATTCAAAATCTCTTTACTCTTTACGAAAGGATTCCAAAGCTTTTACTCCATTCTGAGTATAATTAAAGATAGCCAAAAGCTGGTCATCAGACAAAGAAAGACCTGCGTCTTCAATGTCCTTCATAGTTGGTTGTATAAGAGATGCTTCACAAACAATATGCATAATGTCATATACATCAGAGAGCATTTTCTCATTATTGGTATTCATACCTGCTCCACCTTTAGAAAACAATTCACTAGCTGTAGCCAAAAGGGTGTTTGGAATCTTACCTTGCTTAGCCAAAACAAGCAAGCTCGGTCTACGAACACGAGCGACAAAAGGTTGTCCTTCTGCAAAATCAGGAAAACGAACAATTGTACCAGCGGCATAACTCTGCAAGTCTGCCAGTGTGGTAATATTCATCGGAGCATCACAATTCACTGGCTTAACTTGCTGAAGCTGAGATATCATCTGTCCCTCCAATTGATTATTTATAACTCCATTATTATTTCCATACGCATTATTATCCATGCTTCTCACCTTTCCTTTTGTTTACTTAATCTTCAAGAATAGGGAGTTCAGTCACATAGTTGATTTCATAAGGTGCTTCACCAGTCTTAGGTGCAGAAATAATGGTATACTCAGGAACACGGAATACACCATCTTCAGCCCCAAACGCTACAGGAGCACCTTGACAGTTAGGATAAGTAATCTTTTCATATTGAACAATCTGACCAGAAGCATCATACTGAGCTGAGTATACATTCAATTTAAACACTTCACCTTTGTCAGAAGAACCGGCAACAGGAGGTGTGTAACCAATAATCTTAGTCGGGTCTGCAGGGTCATACTTGATAGTACCACCTTGAAGAATTAAAACAAGTTCAGGATTGAAAACGTTATCGGTAAGAGTAATCTCATTACCAGTAATAGTGGTAGTCTTCGGCTTTTGAGCACGAAGGATGCCTTTCACAACTAACTTAACTGCTTCTTCTTCTTCAATTTGAGGCTCGACTTCAACTTTATTTGCAGTGTCAAAACCAAATTCTCCATCTGTGGTTTCGATTGTAACGAGGCAGCAGTCAATAGTTGCAATTTCAGCTTTAGATTTTCTAACAGTCATTGCTAAATCCTCCTTTATCAGATATTAGATTTTCTTATAGTTCCTGTATTCTATACTAATCATATGAGCCTTATAACTGTCATCATAATAGCTTGGGGTCTGACTTCCATATGGCATAATCATAGGCTCTAACTCTTTCATCACTTTTTTAACTTCTTGAACCATCGGCTCAAGTCTACTATAATTCTCTTTTGGCACATAACACATAACTGCATATAGGTCATTATCAGAACTTACTGTTGGATGTTTGAACGAACCGTCATTCTTCACAACAATATATTCTTTGGTACATTCACCAACCTTTGTGCCTGGAGAATAAACATCAAATCCTGCTTTCTTCAAATGCAAATATATGTCCTGCCATCTTGAATCAGCATATTCAAAATTTGCATCAATCATACTTATTACCTCACAGTTTCAATTTGCTCATAAGATTGTCAAGATCACTTACAATTCTTGGGCCTTCCTCTCTAATTGTTGGAGCAATAATCGCATAGTTCTTTTCATGTGCAAGCTCAAGCCAAATACCATAATTTACACCATGAGCAAGTGTAATACGAACTATGGTCGGACTTGGTTGCGATACTTTCGCATTCAACAGAGCTTTCGCCATACCAGTTCTATCAGTCCAAGGACGATTCATTTTCATCTTTGCTTGCAATTCACTTGCTTTAGTTGCAGAATACATCAAAATAACTGCACCAAGTTTTGTTCCCATTTCGTCAAGATTTTTCTTCAATGTACTTTCATTGTAATTAAGATTAAGCCGGAATGCCACTGTCAACCACCTCCAATGAAATATCAGAAATGAGATTCCATTCTTGAATGTTTACAATACCTGTAACTTTGAATGTCTTATCATTGATTGTAACAGTGTCACCGACTTGTAAAGCTAAACGAGCGGTATCTTCATACAAGCACAAAATCATCGGAATTTTCTTTGTACGAACCTGAGTTGTGTCTCCAGTTGTGACTTGAACACTGCTATTCTGCTCGTGATACAATCCTCGAATTGTACCAACTACAGTAGACTCACCAACCGGCTCCCCAAAGTTATTCAAACCAGACCTCTTAAACTCGTAATCAATACCGCTTCGTTTTAATTCTCTTTTAATTTTATATGCTTCAAATCGAGTGTTTATCATCTTGGCACCTCCTATTCATTGAGGATGCCTGAATTAAACGGTTTAAAACGAGATGCTAATCGCTTAAAATAAGCTGAAGTGTCCTGAGTGGATAAACCACTGACAGATATTGTAGAATCTTCAGACTTAATGATAAGCATCTCATAAATGGTAGCATTTACGTCACCATTGTTCTTATCCAAATAATACTGGAAATCATCCTCGTCAAAATACGGTGACTGAGCCTCTCGTATTTCTTTCTTGATTCTTTCAATATCTGTCATAGGCTCACCTCTTACTCGCCGTCAATGAAAGACTTGATAATCTCCTTAGCTTCGTTGGCGTTCTTAGTACCAGAGATGTCAATCTTCTTGATAGCTGCAAAACGTTTTACTTCTTCCTTATTCCACTGAGAAATAGGCTTTTCGAGAATCTCTTCCACAAAAATTTCATCCTCAGTCTTTTCAGGAGCTTTAGGAACTTTAGGAGTTTTAGCTTCAGTCTTTTCGTCAATTAGTCTGTACCCTTGACGAGAATAAATCCCGTCAAAGGCACCTCTTGTTACTTCAAACACATTTATACCATTCGTAATTTTAACCATAGTTTAGTCCTCCTCTACTTATGCTTTACTTAATTTCCATTTCCGCTTCCGCCTGCTCCGCCTGCTCCGCCTGCGCTTGCATCAGTGTCTGTGCTTGCATTAGTGTCAAGAATATAAACTTGGTCAGCAGCTTCGAAAGAAGGCAGACAAATCATGGAAACGATAGTCTCAACCTGAACAGGGTCGGCCTTCTGAACAGTGGTAACGGCAACACCAGTATCTGTGATAGATACATTTGCAACAGAACCAGACATGAGGTCAGATTCAGCAGGAGTAGTACCAAACCAAGTCTTACCAAGTTCACCATCAGGGAACATAACAAACGTGTTCTCAGGCATGAACTTAGCAGTCTGTCCGTTCTCATCTTTGTAACGCTTATCATTAACAACAACATCAATTTCAAGTTCGTCCATAAGGTACTGACGAAGCAGCCTATCAGAAACAGCACCAGCACCGTTGGTAAGAACAAAGATTGCCTTCTTAATCTTTTCATTGTTGCGGAGGTCTCTCCAAGTCTTGCCATCACACATAGCACGAGTGATAACAGCACCTGTCTCATCTTGAATTATTTCCTTAGCAGTACGAATGTCCTCAATAGGGTCAGAGTTGGCATGGTTAGACCAAGACACAGCAGCATTACCTTTATGAGTTACACCATAGTCAAAGGTAAAGTTCTGACCATTTGCAGTCATAGAAATAATACCAGTAGTGAGTGCCATCATACGCATTCTCTCACGAGCAGCAGCAGCACCACGAAGTAGGCGAATTTCATCATCAAAAATCTTGTTCATAACAGAATCAATATAGGCTTGGTTGCCAGTTTCAAGAACAAGATTGAGTTCTTGACGAAGTTCTTCATCGATGTAAGTAGATTCTTTGAAATAAGGCATTTCTGCAGTAAGCTTTTCAAAGCCAATACGTGCACGAGGAATGGCATGTGCATCAAAAGCAGAAGTCTTAAGTACAACAGGAAGTCCTTTAGAACCTTTTATCCATTTAAGTGAAATTCCTCTCTTCTTATCATTTGGGAACAATTCCTCACAAGGATAAGGAGCTTCATCTTGAGTAAGCTCTTCCCAATATGCAACAAGTTCAGAACTTTGCATCAAATCAAAAATAGTCATCTATTTCATCCTCCTTTATTTATGCTTTACTTACGCTTTTATGAATGTAATCATCTGTGAAGCACCATTAGCTGTGAGTGCAGTAGCGATTGCAGTAGCAACATCAGAAT